AGCAAGTTAAAGACTTGCATTTTATTAGACAAATGTATGGCATTGCGGCAAACGCAGAGGCCGGCGGAGTATGATAGTTGAGCATAGCCTTTGTAATAGGTAACGGCATAAGTCGTAGACACGTACCTTTAGAACCTCTTAGAAAATTTGGAACCATATATGCCTGTAATGCAGTTTATAGGGAATTCAAACCAGATTACCTAATTGCTGTTGACACTAAAATGGTTAATGAAATAGTGCAATACAGATATCAACATGAAGGACAGGTTTGGACAAACTATAATAAATCATTTGAAAAATATAAAGGACTAAATTATTTTGAACCAAGCAAGGGTTGGTCTAGTGGACCTACAGCATTAGACTTTGCAAGCGAAAAAGGTCATAATACAATATATATTTTAGGATTTGATTACCAAGGCATAGGACCAGAAAATAAACGTGTGAATAATTTGTATAGCGGTACTCCTAACTATAAGCGAGAACACGATACATCAACTTATTACGGTAATTGGTTACGTCAAACCACTACTGTTCTACAGAAAAATTCAAAAAAGAGATATATAAGAGTAGTAGCAACGGAAAAGGCTTTTATACCAGAGCCTTTCGAAAATTTTGCGAATATATCGCATATTACAGTGGAAGATTTAGCAAAATCTTTCAACTTTTCGCTTAATCCGTAAAAATGGCCCGTTTTGGGCCTATATCTACGCACTTTTCTTAATAAATAGTAAATATTAACGACAGCCTTGCCGTAAGGCAAATTTTATTATAACAGGAGACTAAAATGGCAGATCAAAATAAATTCGAGGAAATGCTCGAAAAATTGGTCAATGAAGATCGTGCTGGAGCAGAAGAACTGTTTCATGAGATCGTAGTTGAAAAATCAAGAGAAATTTATGAAAATCTTTTAGAAAATGATCTAGAAGAAGATGACAAAGAAGTTGATGAGTCTAGCAAAGACGAAGAAACTAAAGAGTCAGAAGACGAAAAAGTCGAAGAAAAGGCAGACGAAGAAGTTGACGAAGCATCTGAAGATAAAGAAGTAGATGAAGCAACTGACGAAGATGTCAAAGAAACTTCAAAAGATGAAGAAGCAAAAGAAGGCTTTGACATGAATGAATTTGAAGTTGAGCCTATGCCAGAAGCAGATCCATCAGATGATATGATGGGTGACTTGGAAATGGGTGACGGCGATGACGAAGGTGAAGACGATGCTCCAGAAGGAGACGAAGACCTAGAAGATCGTATGGTAGACTTAGAAAAAGAATTAGACGACTTACGTCAACAGTTCAATGATGAAATGGGCGGCGGCGACGACAAAGGTGACGATGAAGACGCTGGCGACATGGGAGACATGGGCGATGATGACGAAGACGATGCTGAAGATGAAAGCATCGACCTTGGCGTAGAAGAAGCAAAAGACGAAGAAGTAGACGAAGCATCTAAGGATGAAGAAGTTGCTGAAAAGTCTGATGCAGAGCAAATGCGTGAGTATGTTGAAAAAGTAGCAGGCGGTGGATTAGATGCACAAAAAATTGGCGGCGATAATGGCGCTAATGCAAAAAGTCCAGTTGCAAGCAAAAACGACATGGGCGGAGACGCTAGTAACTTAGTTGCTGGTGGCGAAGCAGACTCAAAAGGTACAGCAGGTGGCTTAGAAGGCAATTCTCCAAAAGAGGATAGCATGGGCAACATTAATGTACCAGGTGGTAAAGCCGCAAAAAGCATGAAAGCACAGCCAAAAGGCCACGGCGCTGAAAAGAAAAGTGCAGGCGAAAACGCTGACAATAAAAAATCTACTATTGGCAGTTAATTAGGAGTAGAAGGATATGAATCTACTAAGCGAGAATTTGACATTCGACCAGGCAAAAATGGTTGTTGAGTCAACTGAAAACTCAAATGGAACCAAAGACCTTTTTCTAAAAGGAATTTGTATCCAAGGCGGAGTACGCAATGCAAACGAGCGTGTGTATCCTGTTAGTGAGATTGGAAGGGCTGTCAAAACTCTCAATGATCAAATTGAGACTGGTTACTCAGTTCTTGGTGAAGTTGATCATCCTGAAGGCCTAAACATTAACCTTGATCGTGTTTCACATATGATGACTAATATGTGGATGGAAGAAAACAACGGTTATGGCAAAATGAAAATTTTACCGACCCCGATGGGACAACTAGTTAAAACAATGCTTGAAAGCGGAGTTAAATTAGGTGTTTCATCGCGTGGTTCGGGTGAAGTTAACGAGTCCGGTGATGTATCGGGCTTCGAAATTATTACAGTGGACGTTGTTGCACAACCTAGTGCTCCAGGAGCGTACCCTACGCCGATATACGAACACTTAATGAACGCCCGCGGAGGGTACAAGGCTTACGAATTAGCACAGGCAACAAAACAAGACGATAAGGCACAAAAGTATCTTAAGGAATCGTTGATTAATATAATCAACAAACTCCAGTGAAACTAGGAGAAAAAGTATGATAGATGCACTGAAAACACTCTTTGAAAACGATGTAGTTACAGAAGAAGTCAGAGCACAAATTGAAGAGGCTTGGGAAAGCAAGATTCGCGAAAACAAACAGGCGGTAACGGCTGAGTTACGTGAAGAATTCGCTCAGAAATACGAGCATGACAAGCAAACAATGGTTGAAGCCATTGATAAAATGCTAGATGACCGTCTTTCAAGTGAAATTGCTGAGTTTGCAGAAGATCGCAAACAACTAGCAGAAGCCAAAGCAAAGTATGCTATTAAGTTGAAGGAAAACGGAGACTTATTGAAAGCATTTGTTATGGAACAGTTAGGAAAAGAAGTCACTGAATTACACGAAGACCAAAAGAAAATGGCAATTAATTTTGCTAAAATGGAGGAATTCGTTGTAGAGGCTCTATCTAAGGAAATTGCAGAGTTCCACGAGGATAAAAAAGACCTAGCCGAAACAAAAGTACGTTTAGTACGTGAGGCTAAGAAACACTTCAATAAAGTGAAGACTCAATTTATTGAAAAGAGTGCAAAATTAGTATCCGAAACAGTAAGTAAGCACTTGAACAAAGAGATTACTGCACTTAAAGAGGATATTAACGTTGCAAGAGAAAACGACTTCGGTCGTAAATTATTCGAATCTTTTGCAAGTGAGTATGCAAATAGTTACTTGAACGAAAAGAGCGAAACTTCCAAACTTCTTAAAATTGTTGATTTAAAAGATAAGCAAGTAGAAGAAGCAAAAGCAGAAGCGGCTAAGGCACTTCAAGAAGCAGAAGCGAAAGCAACTGAAATCAAGAAGATTAACGAAGCGGCAGAACGCAACAAAGTAATTAACGGTTTGATTGAGCCATTAAGCAAAGATCAACGTGAAATTATGACAGACTTACTGGAATCTGTTCAAACGCCGGGTTTAAACAAAGCGTTTAACAAGTACCTACCAGCAGTTATTGATGGTAACGCTCCAGCAAAGAAGAAGGCAACACTAGTAGAAGGCAAAGAAATTACAGGCAATAGAGAAACTAACGTTAGTAGTAAAGCAGACGAGAATGTTGTTGACATTAGACGTCTTGCTGGATTAAATTGATAGGAGATAATTATGTCAGAACTACTCGAAAGTCGCTGGCAGGAGACTAAAACTGCGTTGCTAGAAGGCCTTAACGGAAACAAAAAGACCGTTATGGGAGCAACTCTAGAAAATACTAGAAAGTATTTGGCAGAGACAGCAACAGCAGGCACAACTTCAGCCGGTAATGTCGCAACTCTTAACAGAGTCATTTTACCAGTTATCAGACGTGTAATGCCAACAGTTATCGCAAACGAACTTGTTGGTGTTCAGCCTATGACTGGACCAGTGGGTCAAATCCACACACTAAGAGTCCGTTATTCGGACACTTTCAATGCTGGTGCATCAGGTGCAACAGCAGGTGAAGAAGCACTTTCACCATTCAAAATTGCTGAAAGTTATTCAGGTGCAACTAGTGGTAAAGCAGATGCTACAGCCGCTAAAGAAGGTGTACCAGGTAACAAACTAAGCATCCAGATCTTAAAACAAACAGTTGAAGCGAAAACTCGTAAGTTGAGTGCTCGTTGGACGTTTGAAGCGGCTCAGGACGCTCAGTCACAGCATGGTATTGATGTTGAAGCAGAAATTATGGCGGCTTTAGCCCAAGAAATTACTGCTGAGATCGATCAAGAAGTTCTTGCTTCATTAAGAACACTTAGTGGTACAGCCGTTGAAACATACGACCAAGCAGGTGTATCAGGTACAGCAACTTTTGTTGGTGACGAGCATGCCGCATTGGCAGTTCAAATTAACAGAGCGGCTAACTTAATCGCACAGCGTACAAGACGTGGTGCAGGTAACTATGCAGTGGTAAGTCCATTTGCATTAACTATCCTGCAATCAGCGACAACTTCAGCGTTCGCAAGAACAACTGAAGGTTCGTTCGAAGCACCAACAAATACTAAATTTGTAGGTACATTGAACAACGCTATGAAAGTATATGTAGATACATATGCAGGCGATGGTACAGCAGTATTAGTAGGTTACAAAGGTTCATCTGAATCAGATGCACCAGCGTTCTACTGTCCATACATTCCACTAATGTCAAGTGGTGTTGTAATGGATCCTGCAACATTTGAACCAGTAGTAAGTTTCATGACTAGATATGGATATATCGAGTTATCAAACACTGCAAGTTCACTTGGTAACGCAGGTGACTACCTAGCAAATGTAGCGATTACAAACGGTAACGTATCATTTAGTTAATAGGTATATTACAAATTGCATAAAATAGGCCCTACGGGGCCTATTTTTTTGGCTAAATACTACTACAATCGTTCATCCTAACGGACGGAAGTAGCAATAGCGAAGGAACGCACTTAACTGTAAAAAGGAGAGTGTCATGAACTACAAAGACTTCGAAATCGCTCG